TTAGATTTACCAGAAGAACACCCATTATCTTATGTTAATGTTAAGAAGTATATCGCAACGCAAGAAGGTCTTGTTAAAGTCGGTAAACAACAACAAAATGCTAGAAGTGAAAATCAAAAATTAAAAGATGAGGGCATGAGAACACGAATGGATGCTGAGGCATATATTCGCAGTATGAAAAAATATCTAAGTACAGGTGATTGGTCTAATCTATACTATGGAGAGTATGAAGATAAGTTAATAGAATGGAAGGTAGTTGTCCCGTCATATAAATAGTAGTATGAGAGATTTTCAAGAATATATAACCGAGGGCGTATATGACCCTAACATATTCAAGGCATTCTTCCTTGCAGGTGGACCTGGTTCAGGTAAGTCTTGGGTCTCTGCAAGAACATTGTCTGGTATGGGATTAAAAGTTATTAATAGTGATGACACTTTTGCTGCTGCTTTAAAAAAAGAAAACATGAGTTTAAATTTTGCTATGTCTGATCCAGAAGAAGTGGAAAGGCGTGATGAAATAAGAGCAAAAGCAAAAGCACTTACTGGTAAAGGTCTTAAACTATATCTAGAGGGTCGTCTAGGATTAATTATGGATAGTACAGCAAGAGATTATCCTAGAATATCAAATGAAGTAAGATTAATGAAACAACTTGGTTACGATACCTATATGGTGTTTGTTAATACAAGTTTAGAAGTTGCTTTACAAAGAAATTCAATGAGAGATAGAGTCTTGCCAGACGCTATCGTCATGCAAAATCATAAGACCGTTCAAAGAAACATAGGTGGATTTCAAAATCTATTTGGTCTAAACAATTTTGTTATTGTTGATAATAACAAAAAAAAAGAAGATGTCAATCCAAAAGTGCATAAAGCAATAAGAGGAATGATAAATCAAAAACCAACATCACCACAGGCAATATCATGGATAAAGAGAGAACTAGCAAAGAAACGAAGGTAGAAATGGGAAAAATTATTAAGTTTCCTATGGACAAAGTCATTCGTAGAAAACGAGAAGAAGGACCTAAACTTAGCGAAGAAGAAGCAAAAGTTATAAAAGAAGAAACTTTTATAGATAATCTATCTGAGCAAATGACTTTAGATATCATTGAAGATTTAAGAGATAATGCTGTCGCTTTAGATACTGACCAATTTCTACAAGATTTAGCAATAATGGTAGAAACATTAAAGGCAATGCTCAAACGAGATTTCGGACATAAACATCCAATGCATGATATTACCGATAATCTTACAAAGATAATCACGACACCTGACGGTAGAAAATTTACCGATATCAACTATTCAAGAATATCTGTATCACCAAAGATAAAGGCAGAAGATTTTTTAGATACAATCGGTAAGATACAAAAAGAAATACAAGATGATGATCCTACTAAAGAAGGCGAACTTGAAATAGAGTTTATTCCTGAGGAATAGACCTTGACAATCCGAATGGATTGTGTTATAATAATGATATGATTATAGTTGACTTAAACCAAATAATGATTTCGAACTTAATGGTTCAAATCAACGGCCGGCAGGCAGTAGAATTATCCGAAGACCTTGTTAGACATATGGTCTTAAACTCACTCCGTGGACACAACAAAAAGTTTCGTAAAGAGTATGGCGAAATGGTTATTGCTTGTGATTCAAAGAATGTATGGAGACGAGAAGTTTTCCCAAATTACAAAGCAGGTAGAAAAGCAAATCGTGAAAAATCAGATCACGATTGGAATGCTATCTTTTCTATGTTAGGTAATATTAGAAATGAGATACGAGATTTCTTACCATATAAAGTTATAGAACTAGAAACTGCTGAAGCAGATGATATTATTGCCACTTTGGTAAGAAGAACATTAAATCGAATACAACCTAACCATTTGAAAAAGATACTAATTTTATCAGGAGATAAAGACTTTATACAATTACATAATGAATGGGTGAAACAATATAATCCAGTACTAAATAAGTATGTAGGTAAAGATGAAAATCCTACCTTATATATAAAAGAACATATACTCAAGGGTGATAGAAGCGATGGTATCCCTAATGTATTGTCAGATGATAATGTTTTCATAGAAGGTAGACGACAGAAACCTTTAAGTAGAAAGAAAATAGATTCATGGTTAGAAGAAGTCTTAATGACTATGACCGAAGAAGAAGAAAAGAACTACAATCGCAACAAGAAATTGATTGACTTAACTTGTATACCTCTAGAGTTAGAGGACAAGATTAATAATGAGTTTGATAATGTTGAAGTGGCGTCAAGAGATAAAATCTTGAACTACTTTATAACGAGAAAACTTAAAACTTTAATTGAGGTTATTGATGAATTCTAATCTCAAAAGAACTGTTAAGGAGAAATAACAATGGCTATAATACGAAGAAATCCAGACGGATCAGTACAAAGTGATTCTAGAGATCAACAACCTACACAATCACACCCAGCATTAATGACTAGAACAGGCGTTAAAGCACTATCAGAATCAGGTAGAGCATTACCTATGTTAATGGATGAGATTGCTACTAAAATTAATAATGCAAAAGATAAAACAAGAAAACTAAAAGTACTTAAAGAGAACGATTCAGTTCCTTTAAGACAAGTGTTAAAAGGTGCATTTGATCCTAATATCGAATGGTTAATACCTGATGGTGATGTTCCATACACACCTAATGACGCACCACTTGGAACAGAACATAATATTCTTTCTCAAGAAGCAAAGAGATTATATCTATTTACAAAAGGTGGCGACAGTACTTTATCATCATTAAAAAGAGAAACAATCTTTATTCAAATGCTAGAAGGACTATCTGCTGGCGAAGCAGAATTCTTGGTTACAGTTGTTAACAAGAAAGTTAACAATAAGTACAAAGGATTTACGGCGAATCTAGTGAAAGAAGCATTCGATTGGGATGATAATTTTATGAAAAAAGAAGGATAATCCACGCTATCATATGAAAAACCTCTAGTTTTACTAGGGGTTTTTTTGCTTGACTAACCGAAGTAAATAGTGTATAATTAAGTATGAAATTAAATCATTACGAAAAGAAGATTATCAATGGCATTCTAGACAGCAGAAAGGCAAGATATGAAACGCCTAGACGCAAGATGAATGGACCATATAAAGAATGTAAACAATATGAGGCAGCAATTTCTTTAATGTTAAAAGGAATAATATATGCCGAATCGACAAACGAATTAGAAATCGAAGGACCTGCGTTACCCGACCCACAATATAGATGGTTTGTATGTAGACCTTGGAAAACAAAAAGAGAGTTGAGGAAACACATATGAATTATTACATAAAAAAATATTTATTATTACTTTTATATTACATACGAGAGTATAGAGAAGAAGTTAAGACAGGATTAATTGCTTTTGTAATTACAATATTAACCTATTCATTTTTAAATTATTCTTACAAGACTGTTGAAGAAATCGAACCTGTCGAAATAGAAATACCAGAAGTAGATCAGGACTTTATAGATGATATACGAGGTGCGTTAGAAGAACCTGATATTATTTCAGATACAAATGAGCAGTTTATTGCTTCACTAGATACCTGTATTGATTATGTTTATCTAAGTGTATCACCTGAACGACAACTCCCTAGAAAACTTATACTTGCTCAAGCAATACTAGAGTCTGCTTGGGGTAAATCTAGATTTGCGAATGAAGGTAATAATCTATTTGGTATCAGAACTTTTGATAAGAGTCAAGAACATTTACTACCTATCACTTGGGATCCAAACAAATGGCCAGGGTGGGGTGTAAAAGTTTATGAGAGTAAATGTGCTAGTGTTAGGGATTATGTTCGTATCATCAATGAAGTATGGGCATATGAAGAACTTAGAGAGGCAAGAAAACAAAATCCAAATATTACAGCGGTAGAACTTGCTATGTATCTTGATAAGTTTTCAACTAATCCTAATTATGAAAAACTAGTAGTGAGAATAATCGAAACAAAATTATAGAATGAATATATTTTATTTACATAAAGAACCAAAGACCTGTGCTGAAATGCATTTAGATAAACATTGTACTAAAATGCTTATCGAATATGCTCAACTAATGTCAACTGCTCATAGAGTGCTTGATGGTCAAAAGTATATTGCTAAATCAAAGACTGGTAGAAAAGTAACCAGATATAGATTAGATAATCCTAACGAAGAGGCAACTGTCTATAAGGCGTGTCATATAAATCACCCGAGTGCTGTGTGGGTTCGTGCTAGTGCTTACAACTACTGGTGGTTATATCAAATGTGGTCTCATCTACACGAAGAATTTAAAATAAGATATGGTAAAGATCATAAATCATATGTTGTACTCAAAGAACTACTAAGAAACCCACCTAAAAATGCACCCCTAAATATTCTTTTTAGTCAACCAACACAAGCAATGCCAGATGATGTAAAGAACGAAGATAGTATTGTTGCTTATCGAGATTATTATATCAAATACAAAAATAGTTTTGCTACATGGAAGACAAGTATACCTGAATGGTATAGTAAGGGAATAAATGCCAACATATAATTTTAAAAATAAGAAAACAGGCGAAGTTTGGGAAGACTTAATGACCATTGCTGAAATGGAAAAGTTTGTTAAGAAAAGACATATTGAATTATTACCACCAACACAAATGAATATAGTATCAGGTGTAGGATCAGTAGATGGTAAAACAGACTCTGGTTGGAAAGAAGTTATGTCTAAGATTTCTGAAGCACATCCTGCCAGTAATCTTGCTGAACGATATGGTAAGAAGTCAGTAAAAGACACACAAATAGATAGGGTAATAAAAAAACATAGAGACCGTAAAGTAAAGGGCGGTGGGGCATAAATATTATAAATAATAATACTAATGCTATCGAGTATATCTTAACACGCTCATTCTAGATAAAAAGAGTCAGATGTTGTGAGGTCAATCCGATAAGGCGTTATAGATCAGCGCTGATCAAACAGGAATATATATGGCAGACTTTGATTTTTTAGATGGTTTTGACACAGGTGGTGATTGGGGATTCTCCTCAGTTGCTGAGAAACCTTCAGAAAAAACACAATCAGACTCAGAAACAACTAAGGCAGTTGTTAAACAAACGGCTGATGGTGTCGGGAAAGCTGTATCTAAAGAGGTTCTTACTACAATCGAAGGTAAACTTGATCGAATCTATTCGGCAATCAATTCAACTAAATCTGAAATTCAAGAAAAGAATGAAACAGAATTAGAGATTGCTAAAAAGCAAATGGATGATGAATATGATTTGAGAAAAGACAATCTAGGTAAAGAACAAAAAGAAAACTATGCTAAGTTAGAAAAATTAATAATCCCTTTATTAATTAAATTAGCAAAATCACCAGAAGATTACATCTATTGGCCAAATAGAGAGAGTGTAATCGAAACACAATTAAAAAAAATAGTAGAAATAACGAGAGGTAAATAATGCAATTAAGTGAAAATTTTAGTCTAAACGAATTTACAAAGTCAGATACAGCAGTTAGAAAAGGTATTGATAATACACCTAATGATGACCATTTGAAAAGTATGAAAGCATTATGTGAAAATGTTTTACAAAAAGTTAGAAGTCATTTTGGTAAATCAGTTAGAATTACAAGTGGATATAGATCGCCAGAACTATGTGAGGCGATAGGATCAAGTGCCAGATCACAACACGCTCAAGGTGAGGCAGCTGATTTTGAAATCACTGGTATCGATAATAAAGAATTAGCAAAATGGATTAGAGATAATGTAGAATTCGACCAATTGATATTAGAGTTTTATACCGAAGGTGATCCAAATAGTGGTTGGGTTCATTGTTCGTATGATATGGAACATAATAGAAAAGAAGTTTTGTCTGCTAAAAAGACTGATTCAGGTACTCACTATACACACTCCGAATTAAAATAACTGCTTGACTTTCTAGTCATATCCTGTTATAATAACAGTTATGAATCAATTAAACAAATTTATGAAAGACAATTATAGTCTAAAGTCTTTCAATCATAATGCCCCGTCCTCGGCTGGCCCAGACTTACAAACAGAATCTATCAATGGTAAAAGATATTATGTTACACCGAAAGGTGAAAAGTATCCATCTATTACTACTGTTTTAAATGACAGAGGCAAAGAGGGTATTCGCAAATGGCGTGCCAGTGTAGGATTTGATGTTGCGAATCAAATAATGAGAGCCGCTGCTAAACGAGGTACTGCTGTACATACATTAATAGAAAACTATCTTAATAATGAAGAACTAACAAAACAAGAAGTATTACCTCTTGCGTTATTTACAATAATGAAAGATGAACTCGATAATGTAGATAATATTGTTTTACAAGAAGCAGCATTGTATAGTGATAAGTACCAGATTGCAGGTAGAGTTGATTGTATCGCTGAATATGATGGTAAGTTATCTGTCATTGATTTTAAAACATCTACAAAAGAGAAGAAAGAAGAATGGTGTGAAAACTATTTTATTCAATGTTCTGCTTATTGTGAAATGTATGAAGAAAGATTTGGCAATCCTATTGATCAAGTTGTTATACTTATGGTGACAGAGGATGGTGCTGTTCAAAAATTCGTAAAAGATAAAAACGATTATCTACCTTTACTTAAAGAGGCAATACAAGATTTTAATGGAATGGAATTTCATTAAAGTTTAAACGGAGGGTAATTCTTTTTCAATAACAGGTCTATACTGCATTGGTGTTAAACTCTGATTATTCCAACCATAAGGTTGACACTCTAAAGTAAATCCAGAGTAATCTTCTTTGTTTATACCAGACGGAAAGTTGTTTTCTTCTTGTAAATAGTGTTCGCTTAGAGATTCATTTATAAACTCTTGATTATCTGCTAAGTAAACCTCACAACTTTCAATTGTAAGATATGCTGTATCCGTGTAATAAGTATAGTACTTATCAACTTCACCTTCAAAGGAGAATACTGCTGTAATTAAAAAAACTATTGAGAACATAAAACTATTTATATTTTCAAAATATTAAATTTAAGTTATTAATTGTCAAAATGTCAAAGAAACTAAAAAGTAATCCAGTCGCAAGATCAAATAAGAATAGACCACAAGTCATTCCTAATAAAAAGAAACCTAAGCGAAATGATTTAAAAGACGATTTAAAGAGAGAACTGCTTGACAAACCAAACAGAAAGTGATATAATAGTGTTATGGATAATATAATTACACCGAATAAGTTTGCTTTATTGATAGAGAATATTGTCAAAGATAAAAGAACTTCATATATGGATGCTATATTATCTTATTGTGATAAGAGCAATATTGACCCTGCTACGATAAAAACTCTTGTCAATAAAACATTAAAAGAAAAACTAGCATACGAAGCTCAGGGACTGAATATGTTAAAAGAGAAAACGGCAAAACTGCCGATATAAGGAGATAGATTATGGGAATATATAGTTTCTTTAATAATATTTTAGAAAAACTGGTTGAACCAGCAAAACCAGTGCTAGAATTAAATGATCCAATTACAAATACTGATCTTAAACATAAGACAAAAAAAGAACTAGAAGTAATTGGTAGAAATTTAGGTATCGAAATAGATAGAAGATTGAAAAAAGATACAATACTCAAACAAATTAAAAAACAAATAAGGACAGTATAGTAATGAGATTAGTTAATCATACATTTAGATTTAGAGCATTGGGTGACTGGATAAATCAAACAACAGATGATCTATTCGCAGATAAAAAAGTTGTTTTATTTAGTTTACCTGGTGCGTTTACACCTACTTGCTCTTCACAACAATTACCTGGTTATGAAGGTGCATTTAATGAGTTCAAAGAACTTGGAGTTGACGAAGTATATTGTATGTCAGTCAACGATGCTTTTGTTATGAATGCTTGGGGAAATGCTCAAGGTATTGAAAAAATAAAAATGATTGCTGATGGCGACGGTGTCTTTACAAGAAGTGTGGGTATGCTTGTTGACAAACCATTTCAAAAGTTTGGTCTAAGATCATGGAGATACTCCGCTTACATAGTAAATGGTGAAGTAGAAAAAATGTTTATTGAACCAGGGTTTAATAATGAAGGTAAAGATGATGATCCTTTTGAAGTATCAGACGCTGAAACTATGTTAACTTATATTCGACCTGGTGAGTATATAAGAGATGAATCCATTTCTTTAGAAAGTGATGAATAAATGGAAGGTGTGTACATTTGGATTATAACTGCTATGTTAACCTATGGTAGTGCTGGTATTACTACATATGATAAAGACATCACAGAACTAACCTTTGAGTCTGATTGGGATTGCCATGAGTATATTTTCGATCAGAAAGTCATACTTGCAGATGATTTACTTGCTGAATATAGAGTGGTAGATGGTGAAAATCTTACAGGTTTTGATTTTTTTTGTGAAACAAGGTTTATACAAACAGAAAATATTTAATGAATGGCTTTGAAGTTTATAAAATCTACTTGGCTGTCAAACTTCACTTCACAAGCAAAAACCAATCTTATGACTTCCATAAACATAATGGTAGAACAACGGCAAGGTTGGGCACCTTTACTAAAAGGCGGGATAGGTATTTTTTTCACAAACTTTCTAAACTTTATAATGATAGGGATATTGCTGATTACTTTGTTAGCAATTTTGTTACCAATACTAACTTATGGGTTGGTGACATCATTGGTAGACTTGGTGATGAGAACTTTAAACTATGGCAAAAGAAGATAGAGGCATTAAGTTATTACTATGAACAGGATATAGACTATATTATTGAGCAGATGAATTCAAAAGATATTACATTTGATAATATATTCATTTCAAAAGGTGGTCAACATCCATACATACTAAAGTACTTTCTTTCTAAAAGAATAAACTTTGAAACATTTATAATACTAGATGATATACTCAACTTCTCTAGGCAGTTGAATAAAAGTATAACAGAAAAAGTATTATGGCCGAAATTATATGAAAGAATGATTAGATACAAACCATTTCTAAAATATAATACTACAAAATATAAACAAATACTAAAGAAGAAGATTAAAGAGATATGATGACACTAGAACAATATTTAAAAAAGATTCCAGACTTCAAAGGTGCTAACTGGTTACTTAGAGTACCATTGGGTATTGTGTTTATTCTACAAGGGTTACAGAAACTACCAATTGATGTATCAGACGCAGAGGCATTTGGGTTACCTATGTCAGTTTGGTTCTTTGTTGCTTGGGGAGAATTGTTTGCAGGTATAGGATTGCTTGTAGGCGGATTAACTATCGCACTTAAAGACGGAGTGGGTGATATGCTCACTAGATTTTCAGGTATAGTTATATGTGGTATAATGACAGGAGTAATACTGATCGGAGAACCTGAAAGTATTGTATATGTAATTCTGTACGAGCACTTTCATTTACTACTTTATTGTGGTGGTTTATTTTTTGCATTGAGAGGAAATAGAGTAAAATGACAAACAGAAAAAACAAGAAAATTAAGGAGATATAATGAAGAACTATTGGGATATAATTATGAATGATAGGGTAAATGCTCTTAGTAAAGCACCTATGCAAGTGAAACTAATGTCTATGCAAATATTAGCATGGATGTGGTCTGCTGTGTTTGGTATTTACATTGTAGAGAGTATCTATGCTTTCGGTATATCAGCACTGGCACATGCCTTATTGGTTGCCGCTATATTTCTAACAGCATACTATTTTAAGCAAGTACAAACTGAACGAGTTAGTACAAGTCTTAGAGGTACTGGTGGCGAACACGAATAATATGGAATATATGTCAATGTATTACACGAAAGAGGCAGAATGTCAAGAGAAAAGTCTAGAAATTGCTAGATTAAAACAAAGAATACACAAATTAGAAGAAAAAGTAAATGATTTAACCATTGATTTTAAAGAAGAACCTTATCATTTAGGTACAACCGATGGTATGGGAGAGTAATATATTGCTTGACTCTATCGTCAAAAAATGTTATAATAATACTATTACTATCGTTATAAATAACTATGTGCGATTTATACAGCACAAAATATATACAAATACAATCATACAAGGAGATACAATATGAATACAAGTATAGCGGCCCTCAAAAGGTCAAAGTCTAATCTAGACACACTCATTGGCGAACTATCAAAAGTTGCCGAACCCACAAAACAAAAGAACTCTTATGCAGATGATCGATTCTGGAAACCTGAACTAGATAAAACTGGTAATGGTTATGCAGTCTTTAGATTTCTACCTGCAGTTAAAGATGAAGATTTACCATGGGCGAGATTATGGTCTCATGCCTTTCAAGGTCCTGGTGGCTGGTTAATCGAGAACAGTCTTACTACTCTAAACAAGAAATGTCCTATTAGTGAAGCAAATAGTTTACTATGGAATTCTGGTGTAGAAGCAGATAAAGAAATTGCTCGTAAGAGAAAAAGAAAACTATCATACATCGCTAATATTCAAATCATTAGTGATCCAAAACATCCTGAAAACGAAGGTCAAATCAAACTATTTAAGTTCGGTAAGAAAATCTTTGATAAGATTACTGAAGCGATGAAACCTGAATTCGAAGATGAAACTCCAATCAACCCATTTGATTTCTGGGAAGGTGCAAACTTCAAACTTAAAATCAGAAAAGTTGATGGTTATTGGAATTATGATAAATCTGAATTCGATGGTGCTTCTGCTATTGCAGACAATGATGAAGCAATCGAATCTATATGGGATAAACAATATCCTTTAAAACCATTTCTTGCACCAGAGAACTTTAAGTCATATGATGAGCTAAAAGCGAAACTAGATAAAGTTTTAATGGGAACAAGAAGTACTGGAACTGCTGAAGATGTTGCGATCCCACCTGCAACTGAAACAGCTTCACCAGTTGTACAAGAAACAGTAGATACAACATCCTCTCCAGTTGATGATGACAGCGATGAAACGCTTGATTATTTCAGTAAACTGGCGGAAGAGGACGCTTAATCTCTCCACCTGTTCTGTACATTAAGGGGTTGGGTTTCGCTCAACCCCTTTTTTTTTTATGTCCAAGTGATTCGTTTTTATAAATAATAGTATTGTTTTTATGAAACAATGAGATATCAAAATTAAATTAAGGAGAACATTATGAGTTCTATTAAACTAATCGTGGGTGCTTTTGCACTTGCGACAGCGATGATCTGTGTATCGTCTGCCGAAACAACGGTGACACTACCAGATGTAAACGCTAAAATTTATGGTAAGTTAAACTACATGGCTTACTATAACGAAGACACCTCAAACAACGGTGTATGGAAGTCTGGCAATAATGCTTCAAGAATTGGTCTATCAATTTCTGAAGTATCAGATGTAAATGCTTTTGGTAAACTAGAAGTCGGCGTTAATGTTGACGACTCTGGATCAGATACATTTTCATCAAGACTTGCATATCTAGGAGTTGATGGCGGTGATCTAGGTAAATTAAGTGTAGGTCGTCAAGACTCAGTATTTACTGCTGTCACTGGCGCTACAGATGTTTTCAATGTATATGGTTCTAACGCAGATCAAAACCAAGGTAGTAGATTATCTAATACTTTGATTATATCTAACGGTGTTGGACCTGCTAGTGTTTCTACTCTTATTCAAATGGATGGGGCAGACAATACAAAAGACATTGATAAATATGAAATATCTGCTAATCTAGGACCAGTTTCTGTTGGTTATTCAAAAGATAACAATACAGAAGTAGACTACATGGCAGTTTCTGGATCTCACGATCTAGGAGATGTTGCAATATCAGCTGCTTATTCTATTAAGGATAGTTCTGGTACTGAAACAAAAGGTTATGAAGTTGTTGGAACTGTTGGAAACATATCTGTTGGATATGGCGAAATAGTTGATGGCGATTCTTACATAACTGCTGGTATTGATCAACCAATCACTGGTGCATTTTCTGTCTATGCTGAATATCAGTTAGAGCAGAATGTATCTTCAAGTGAAGAAGATCAAAATAACTATGCTGTAGGTACAAAAATAGTATTTTAAGCATTGAGATATCAACTTAAATTAGGGGTCCTTAGTGACCCCTTTTTTATGGTATAAATACTACATGGAACAATTTTTTATTATATTAGCAGAATTTGGTTTACCTGTTGCAGGTTCATTTGCCATGGGTGTATTCATCTATATCATTCTTAGATATATTTTAGGTTCGGTCATAGGTCAAGTACAAACCATGCACTCTATTATTACACAATTAGATAATAGAGTTAAAAATATGAATAATGATATTATCAAACTTGATGTATTAGTTTCACATACACTTGAAATACCACCAGACGAAGAAAGAATTGCTCGTGCTGATGGTAAAAAAGATGCTAGGAGAGATTAATGGATCTAGTTAGTGTATTACAAGAATATGGATTTCCTATGTTTGCTGCTGTGGCAATGGCATACTTCATATATTTCATTTATAATTTTATCACAAAAGAAATTAAGACTAAACTAGGTCAAGCAAATACAGTTTTAATTGCACTTATAGATCGTATTCGAATGTTAGATAATGATATTATTCGATTAAAAGCAAAAGTTAAAACTGCTATCGAACTCAAAGAAAATTTAGAGAAAAAGAAGTCCCACAGAAAGTAATCTATTATAAATAGTAGCATGAAAACACTAATCAAAATAGTGTTATTCGGTGCGGTGTTATTATGGATTTTAGGGTGGGCATTTGATAACACAATAAAATATGTACAAGCGTCTGAACTAGATTTTCAATTTGGTAATCCAGCGTTCAGCGGTAATGGGTATGGTACCCATGTTCTAAGTGTAGATCAATTACAACATCAAAGAAAAAAAGATGCTGAAGATGATGCTAAATCTGCTGCCTCAGCTTTAAAGCGTGAGCAAAATAATACTACAATCGCCAAGTTCGTTAAGAATGTTGAGAGTAGAATATATGCTAACTTATCAAAACAGTTAGTTGATAATATGTTCGGTACTACTTGCGATAGTGAAACAACAACCTGCCCAACAAGTGGTACGGCAGATGTTGAAGGGTCTACACTATAT